CGCAGGAGCAGGCGCAGATGCTGGCGCAGGGTGTGTCGCCGATGGAGGCCTATATCGAGATGGTGGCGGGGTATTATGACGACAGCACGCTGGATGTCGGGATCAATGGCCGGCTGGCGCATCTGTTTCCGGGTCAGGAGCTGACCTTCCACACGGCCAACCAGCCGTCTTCGGAATATGCCGCCTTCTCGATGCATCTGTTGCGGGAACTCGCGCGGTGCCTTGGCCTGACCTATGAAAGCGCCACAGGCGACAATGTGGGGGCGACCTATTCCTCGCTGCAGGCGGCGACGACGGAGATCTTCGCGATCACGAAAGCGCGACGCCGGAACATCGTGGCGCCGTTCTGCCAGCCGATTTACGAGGCCTGGCTCGAGGAAGAGATCGAAGCGGGCGGCGTGCCGTTTCCGGGGGGTGTGGCAGGGTTCATGGCCAATCGCACGGCGGCGTGCCGGGCGGAGTGGCGCGGCGATCCACGGCCGCAGGCGGATGATCTGAAGAAAGCCAAGGCGCATGAGGTCTGGAAGCGGCTCGGCGTAATGTCGGATGCGATGATCTGCACCGATCTTGGGGCCGATGTGGACGATGTCTACCAGCAACTGGCGCAGGAACGGGCCTTGCGGGCCGAATACGGTCTGCCGGAGCCGCAGATGATGGGGGCGCAGGGCGGTGGTCCGGGTACGGCAGACGACGGCGATGAGGCTGAGACATGACGATCCACATTGATGAGGCTGACCCCTGCGCGGCGGCGGCCAGCTTGCGGCAGGTCTATGTTCGGCTTGTGGCGGGCCAAGGCGCCATGGAGGTGCGGTTCCGGGCCGGATCGAACGGGGTGGAACGCTCGGTGCGGTATCACAGCGCGCATCCCGACCGGCTCCTGGCGGTCATTCGGGGTTTTGAACAGGAGTGTGCCAAGCTGCAGGGCCACGGCCCGCGCCGATTTGCACTTTCTGCAGGAGGGATGAGATGACCGAACCACCGAACATCATTCAAAGCCACGCAGAACCGTCGCTTGCGCAGATCGCAAGCCGGGTTCTGAACCGGCCGTTGCTGCTGCATCCGGACAAGGTCGATTTGATCCTGCATGTGCTGCAGGGGCGCATTGGCATCGCGCCTTTGGCGGCGCCAGCCCCGCAGTCGAACCGCTTCGTTGGCACATATCGCCGCGACAACGGTAGCATTGGATCGCTGCGCGTGGAAAACGGCGTGGCGATCCTGCCGATCGTCGGCAGTCTGGTGAACCGCGGCGCCTGGATTGGGGCCAGTTCGGGGCTCGTGTCTTACGAGGGCATTGCGGCACAGCTGAGGGAAGCGCGAGCTGATCCGGAAGTTCGGGTGATCCTGCTCGACATCGACAGCCCCGGCGGCGAGGCCACGGGCATGTTCGCGACGGCCAGACTGGTGAGCGCGATCAACCAGACCAAACCGGTCTTGGCCTTCGTCAATGATGTCGCGGCCTCCGCCGCCTATGGCATTGCCAGCGCGGCCAGTGAGGTCATTGTCTCGCCGACCTCGATGGTCGGATCGATTGGCGTGGTCCTGACCCATTTTGATCGCTCGGGGGAACTTGAGGAGCGCGGCGTCAAGCCGACGCTCATTCACGCGGGCGCCCACAAGGTGGACGGCCATCCGTTTGGACCGCTCTCGGACGCCGTGCGCGCTGACCTGCAGGCGGAGGTGATGAAGATCTACGACCAATTCGTCGGTCTCGTGGCCGAAGGGCGTGCAGGCCAGATCAGCGCCGACGCGATCCGGGCGACGGAAGCCCGCACTTATCTCGGCACCGATGCCATTGCCCAAGGCCTCGCCGACCGTGTGGCGAGCCTCGACGAGGTGATCGCCACCTTTGCACAACCGCCCTCCGGGGCAAGCCCCCAGAGAAAGGAAGGACCCATGACTACAGCAATTCAAAACACAGCGCCAAGCGGCGGAATACCCCTGTCAGACACCACCACCGGCGCACAAAATACTCCCGCCACCATCAGCTCCACTGATCTTCAATCAGCCATGGATGCGGCGCGGACCGAAGCCCATGCCGCTGGAGTTGACGTCGGCAAAGCCGAGGCCACGGCGCGCATTGCCGCGATCCTGACATCACCCGAGGCCGAAGGCCGGGAGGCGCAAGCCCGCGTTCTTGCGCTTGAGACCGGGATGAGCGTCGCGGATGCGGCGAAGGTCCTCGCGGCGTCGCCGAAGGCCAGTATGTCAGCGTCGATCGCGGATCGCGCTGCACAGGAAGCTGAGCTCGGGGCGGAAACCCCGGCAGAGTTCCACAATCGCGCCGAGCGCAGTATCGCCGGCTGGGCCAAAGCCGTCACCAATGCAAATGCGCGGTTCGGCTGAATAGGAAACCAAGACCATGACAGTTCTGACTGAAGGCCGGCATCCCGGCGAATTCCTGATGACCGAGGCCAATGGCCAGCGCTCGCGGGACAGCATCACCATCGCCAGCGGCGCTGGCATCATCGCGCCAGGCACGGTGCTGGGCAAAATCACGGCAAGTGGCAATTACCTCGCTAGCGCTGCTGGAGCCACCGATGGCAGCCAGACCGCCGTGGCCATTGCGCTCTATGGCTGTGATGCCACCTCAGGTGATGTTGCGATTGCCGCCATCACTCGGGATGCCGAGGTGAACGGCAAGATCCTGACCTGGCACCCCGACCGTGATCAGGCCGCCGAAAAGGCCGCAGCCCGAGCTGACCTCGCCTCGGTCGGCATCATCGTGCGGTAACCACCGCACAGCCTTTCCAACAGACTGAACACCGATCCCCTGCCGCCAAAGGCTGCGGGCCGTTCCCGCGAGCCAAATCTCCCGGCGCGCCGACGCAATAAAGGACCCCCCATGTCGATCCTCAACATCTTCAGTCAGGACGCTTTCAGCGTCATGCGCCTCACGGACGCGCTTCGTGAGATCAAGTACACCCCGTCCCGCATCGGACAGATGGGGCTGTTTCAGACCACCAGCATCGACACGCTGGATATCGCCATCGAGAAGGACAAGGAACAGAACCGCATGCTGGTCTCCGCCAGCCCAAGAGGCGGTCCCGGCCAGACCTTCGACAAATCAAAGCGCGCCATGCGCATGCTCAAGGTGCCCCACTTCCAGGTGGACGATGCCATCTATGCCGATGAGGTCCAGCAGGTGCGCGCCTTTGGTCAGGAAGTCGCCGTCGAGCGGCTGCAGCAGAAGATCGCCGACCGCGCCGCAGAGGCCAGCCAGTTCTTCGCGCTGACCGAGGAATACCACCGGCTCAATATCCTCAAGACCGGCCAGCTGCTGGACGCAGACGGCTCCGTCCTTTTTGACTACTTCACCGAATTCGGCGAAAGCCAGCAGGCGGTGGTGGACTTCGACCTCGACAATGCGGGTGCCACCGACGGCGCGCTGCGCAAGAGATGCGCCGGGGTCATCCGCCAGATGGCCGCCATTCTGGACGGTCTGCCCTATACCGGCATCATGGCCCTGTGCGGGGATGCCTTCTTCGATGACCTGATCGCCCACCCGGAAGTGCGCGAGACCTACAAGGGCTATGCCGACGCGGCGAGCTTGCGCAACGCGTATATCAATTCGGGGTCGTCCGGCATCTACGGCGCCTTCGAGTTCGGCGGCATTACCTGGATGAACTATCGCGGCGGTCAGAATGTCGGCATCGAGACCGACAAGTGCCACCTCGTACCCATGGGCGTCCCTGGCCTCTTCCGCACGGTCTATGCCCCGGCCGATTACATCGAGACGGTGAACACCCCGGGTCAGCGCCTCTACGGCAAGCAATGGGAGATGCAGAACGGCAAAGGCGTGAACCTCGAGTTTCAGATGAACGCGCTGCAATACTGCACCCGCCCGCGGGTGCTGATCCCGGGCAAGCGGACGTGATCCAGCGTGCATTGAAAGGATGACGGGATGTCCAACCTCTTCGACGATCTGGACGCGCAGGTCTCCGGTACGATTGACGCTGCCTTTGGAGAGGTCGCTGTCCTGCGACCGCGCGTTTCATCGCAATATGCCGAACGCGCAGAGGATCCGTCCCGCCAGGTTGCCACCGTGACGGGTGTGTTCTCGGCGGGGCCTGCAGAGGCCCCTCTCAAGGGCGGTTCTGCGGGGGCTGCGTTTTCCGGCGGCACGCGCATCGTGTCGCAGAGTGCCGAGTTCTGGCTCTCGGCAGAGACGGTTCAGTCACTCGTGGAGCGTCCCCAAAAGGGTGACGCGCTGACGCTGACGGCGCGCGCGGGTGCACCGGTCTATGCACTCTCTCAGGTCCACCCGTCGGACATGGGGGACCTGACCCTGATCCTGGTTCTGGAGGA